ATATAGTGATCACCTGCGCATGGCAGGTCGTGTCGACTGTATTGCTGAATATAATGGCAAACGTGCTGTTATCGATTTCAAGACTTCCAACAAAGCGAAATCTAGATCTTATATCGAAAGTTACTTCATGCAGACAGCAGCATATGCTATCATGTATGAAGAACGCACTGGCATTCCTGTTCCTTGGTTGGTAATTCTAATCGCAGTCGAGGACGATGCTCCACAAGTGTTCATTGAAAAGCGTGACGATTGGGTGAAGAAACTTCTTCGCACTCGTGACTATTATGAAAATGGGTATTATACCAGTGAGTGAACTGTCCGAGCAAAGGATGGAAATTTGTAGGCAGTGTGAGTTTTTAAAAGCAAAACTCTGCATGAAATGCGGTTGCCTCATGCCAGCAAAAACTAAACTTAATCGCGCATCCTGCCCCATTGGTAAGTGGGGTTCAGTAGGAAAAAAACTTCCTTGGGAAGCATAAAACACTTGACTTCTTACGTCATGTATAGTATAAATAGATTATCAGTTGTTGATACAAACTGAATGCTGCGTAGGACAGGGGTGCAACTCCCCTCACCTCCACCATCTATACATTGGGGAGAGGGCGTAAGATGCCTGATAATACTCAATGATCCAGTGTATAGTTGATGGGGGTGTACTTAGGATTCGACTGCGAGTTGAAGGCGAGAGTAGACTGATTGACTGGGTAAAGTGCCCACAAACTGTAAATGCAAACGATAACGTTGCCTTTGCTCTAGCTGCTTAAGCTAGCATTGGGTTTTCGGCGGTTTTCCTCGAAACAGAATAAACCGCCAACCGTTCTAAAACAACGGTGAGAAGAGACTATTAGGGGTCGTTAAACCCTAAATATAATGCACCTTTGAAAAAAAGTGTCCAGTGTAGGGAGTCACTGGTAAATCCTCTCTCCAGTTCAACAATCCAAGGAATAGAGATGCCTTCCTTCAATAAGAAGACATTGAAAGTTCTTTCTGCATTTTTACTAGTAATTGTAACATATTGTGTATCATTGAGTTATGCAAAAGAAAGAATCGAAGACACCGCAATGGAATACACTGTCGGTGGATATGAGAAAGTCGAAAGCGTAAAACGACAAAAACAAGAAATCTTACAAAAACAAGAAGAAATTATACAAAATAACGTTAAAAAAGAAAAACAAAAATACCTGTCACAAAATTCTGCGGCAATAACTTGTTTGGCAGATAACATCTACTACGAGGCAGGTAATGAACCCAGAAAGGGTAAAATCGCGGTTGCAGGTGTAACGTTAAACCGAATGCGCAACCCCAAATATCCATCAAACGTTTGCTCTGTCGTTTATCAGAGAACAAGTAGGGTCTGTCAGTTCAGTTGGACGTGTATGCGTCGACCTGCAAAAGACCCAGTATTATATGCTGAAGCAAAAGATATTGCGAAAAAAGTATTGACTTCTGAGATCAATACGCGTATAGTTGTTAATAGTAACGTGTTGTTCTACCATGCGGATTATGTCAATCCAGGTTGGAGATTACAACGAGTTACTAAAATTGGTAGACATATTTTTTACGCAGGATAAATTATGACAACGGAAGAAATTCCATTAACTGATGAGTTTTTAATTACTAAGCAATTTAAGACAGCAACAGAGTTTTCCATCTTTATTGAGAAACTTGCAAGAGAATCTAGAGCACCCTGTATGGATATTCTAATTGACTATTGCGAGAAACGAAATATTGAGGTTGGCTCTGTTGCTAGTCTGATCAGTTCATCACTCAAAGAAAAGATTCGAGTCGAAGCGCAGCAACTCAACATGTTGAAACACGATGATGGGATTCTGCCTCTCTAATGGACTCACTTCAAGTGTATCAATTGTATCTCTCTCTGAGATTACATTTCACTAGACCTGATTTCGATATTACCAAATCCCGTAAAGGGGTGAAGGTTTCCAGAGAAGCATTTCTGAAACGCAAAGACTTGTTTGCCTTACGCAAATTAGCAGAAACAAAAACCAAAACTGAAATCATTGATTTTCTAGTTGCCAACTTTGTATCTGGTAATCAGTGGGGTGGTGTCTTCGATACCGAGGCGAATGAAGTTTACGCAGAGTGGCAGATACGGATGCAGAAATTGGGATATACTTTTAAACAGGATATCCAGACTCTCTATGCAGACGGTGATCCATTCGAAGTAATTAACGGTCAACATCCTAAAGTAATAAAACTTTATCTTGGTAAAAAGATTTCTCTAGAATCTATTGCTATTTTGGCAAAAATAGGTATAATAGAGAATACCGACTATAGTTCTTTATCGAATGATTTTATTTGGAATGACTTCGTGCATTTGGTAAAGAAATATAAACCCTTTGTCAAAATAGACAAAGATCACTACATCCGCCAACTAGAACAGGAGATTGGGACGGTGGTAAAATAACTATGGGTAAGTCTCGTAGAAGCGATTATGATGATCGTGGTTCCGACCGCATTCGACATAATGAAAAAGACGTAAATAAAATACGTAAAAGCAAAAATAATTTGTATAAATACTATACTAATCGGGATGAAGATTCTGATGAAGATTTATATTATGATACAAAATAAAAAACAACATACAACGCAAACATAAGGACAATACATATGTCAAGTAATTCTCTATCCGAACTCCGCAAACAACGTGGAAATTTTGACTCGCTCATGAAGGCAGTCGAGTCAATCGCAAACCCAACATCAGAAAAGCGTGGAGACGATGATCGTTTCTGGAAACCGACTGTCGATAAGGCAGGTAACGGTCAAGCAGTGCTTCGCTTCCTCCCTGCTCCTGCAGGTGAAGAACTTCCGTGGGTTCGCGTATGGGACCATGGTTTCCAAGGTCCAACTGGTAAGTGGTATATCGAAAACTCGCTTACTACTCTCAACAAACCAGATCCTGTCGGCGAACTGAATTCCGAACTGTGGAACTCAGGCATCGAAGCGAACAAGGAAATTGCTCGTAAGCAGAAGCGTCGCCTCACTTACATCTCCAACGTTCTTGTGATTCGCGATCCCGCAAATCCTGAGAACGAAGGTAAGGTCTTCTTGTATAAATTCGGCAAGAAGATCTTTGATAAGATCAAGGATGTAATGCAACCAACGTTTGAAGATGAGAAACCAGTCAATCCATTCGACCTCTGGGAAGGTGCTAACTTCAAGTTGCGCATTCGTCAGGTTGAAGGTTATCGTAACTACGATAAGTCGGAATTCGACGGTCCAACTCCTCTCGATGAAGATGAAGATAAGTTGGAAAAGGTTTGGGGTGATACCCATTCGCTTGCTGCTTTCCTCGATCCATCAAACTTCAAGTCTTACGACGAACTCAAGGCAAAGTTGAATACAGTCCTATCAGGTAGTGCACGTGTTCCTACAGCAGAAAAGACCACTCCTCTGGATGCTGAAGACGAACTGTTCGTTGAAACTAAGATGAAGTCTGCTACCAAGGCGAGTGATACTCCGCCATGGAATACAGATGATGATAGCGATGATACGATGAGTTATTTCTCGAGTCTCGCAGACGACTAAATGAAAAGGGGGACTTAATCGTCCCCCTTTTTTTATCCGAAAGATCTTCTATTCTGGAACCGTTGCCAACTACTGTCTTCAGTTCTAACAGTATCCATTGGTAGAGAACCACCACCATTATTTTGCTGTGGTGCAGCAGGTTGCTGAATTACAGTTGGCGGTGGAACATTAATAACTGGTGCAGTATCTTCCTTAGCACTTTCCGTCATCTCTTTTAGATTTGACGCAGCGTTATTATTTCCTGTTTCTAAGTTGCTCTTGGTAACAGCATTACTTTTAATTGATCCTGCAGTATTTGGTGTGAATAATTCTGGACCACGTTCACCAACGAGATAAGAACCACTAGTAGACACGGGTCCACCTGCTGCTCTTGCTCCGTCGACAGATTCAGTCGAACCCTCTGTTGAACCTTCCCTTGACATATCTCTTGCGGCAAGACCCGCATCAATTGCAAACGAGGCAGCAGTTCCCGCACCAGGAAGCGTGGAAGCGACACCAGAAGCAACCTCACCCGCAGCACCTACGAAGTCTCCTTGCAGAGCACGCATTGCGCCAAATCCAAGTCCAGCAATTGCGCCAATGATTGGAATCTTCTTCAGTAGAGATTTACCAACTGCTTTGCCACCTATTTTAGCAGCACCCTTCGTAGCAGTTTTACCACCAAGTTTAGACATTCCCTTCTCGGCGGTATTGCTAATCGCATCTTTTGCTCTCCCTAGAATACCCTTGGAGGCGTTTGCTACTTTACTGG